CGCTAAAATAGCTTTTGTTTTTAGGCTATTAATAGCACTTGCGCACGCTGTCGGGCTTGCCGCATAGCTTTCGCCTGTCGTCAGGATCTTTGACAGTCTGTAGCTTATATGCTGCGCGTAGATCTCGACAAGTCCGTTGATAGGCTTAGTTATACGATAGATTTCGAAAGCCTGTACTGTCGAATCTACCGCAGGGACGCAAGCCACAATCATTTCAAGCCCTATATCCTTGTATAAACGCCCTGTGATGGGATACGTTAACTGTAGTTCATATTGTCCGTTACGTTCTTCCGTGACCTTGCAGGCGGTCGTTTCTGTCAACCGCCCTAGTCCATTCGTGTTAAATATTTTTGCTGTCTTGGGAAACAAAATAGGATACATTCAAAGCCTCCACCATCTAGGTTTTATTTTGACTGCGGTAAAACCCGAAAAAGAAACCGTGTTACTGCCGCTCCTGAGCGTAGGAAAACCGCCTGTAACCATTGTAACATTTCCGTTACAATTCGTTAACCCTTTGTGGCAGTCTTCCATTTCGCTGTCTAAATCAGTATATTCGTTGGCACTATTTACTTTTATTGATTCACCGTTAATAGTTATTGTGCCTGTTCCGTATGCCCTTATGATGGGCTTGCTTTCCTGATATGTCGGGTTTCTAAGTACCGAGCCATTAGAAACCGTCAAGAAGCGTTCTCCTGACTTAAGAAATCTTTGCGGCATACAATCGAGCACAATCTTAAAAGTACCTGCATCGTCGAACGTCTTAGGCTTTACTTCAAACGCTCCCTTGACTTTACCCATGCGAAACTCATCAGGGTTGAAGCTATCTTCGATTCTCTGATAACCGCTAAGAGAGCCGAGGAAGTTCCTCAGCTCATCTATATTTTTTCTAAAATCTTGAAAAATCAATGCAGGATATTCAAGCTCAAAATTCTTATATCTGCCGTGGTCAATGGTTAGTGTTCCATTTTTGCCCGCTATTTCTACCTCTTCTACGTCCCTCTCAGGCGCGTTAAACACGTTGGGGTTAGAAACGTACACCCCCATATCTGCAAGGCTCTTTTTTGCGATAATAAGCGTGTTAGAAATCATGCAAATACCACTTCCTTTCTTCTAGTTGCCTGAGCTATTTTCTGCTCAATCTTTTCTGCCAACTCGTCCACGCTCTGACCTGCTGCGCCGTAAACGTTAATCACTATGTTGTTGCTTGTGTTTGATGTGCTTGTTCCTGCACCTTTGGCGGCTACTGTATAAGCATTGCTTGATGCAATATCAGGACTTTGTGCAAGGCTGTCAAGCTCCGAAAGGCTATTTTCAACGGCTCCGAGGTTCTGTGTGATTCCCTGCGCGATACCGAGAGAGATAAATTTTCCCACTTGGTCGCGGAACACACGAGAAGGGCTATGTATACCTAGTGCTGATTTCGCTGAATCGAGGGCTTTCTTTGCCGCATCCTTAACCGCATCTTTGAGCTTTCCAACACCATTTTTAACGCCGTTGATAATGCCCTTGATTATATTGCTACCAAGATCAAGCCAATTGATGCCCTTAAAAGCGTTCCATGCCTTTGTACCTGCGTCTTTCAGCGTGGTCATTATCTTTGAACCGAGCGACTTTAAGCCGTTAACAACCGTATTGATAACGCCCTTACCAAGTCCAAGCCAATCAATGCTCTTGAACATGTTGAGCGCATTAGTTCCGAAAGATTTTAAGGCATCTACAATTAAATGTCCGACGTTAAACAAGCCGTTAACTAAGAAAGTAATTACTTTTATTCCTAAATCCATCCAAGGAATTGACTGGAATAGGGCAACTGCACTTGTGCCGATGTTCATTATAAGAGTTGGTATAGCGGTAAAAAGGCTCTGTATGCCTATCTGTATTAATGCGATTATATCAGCGCCTAGCGTGCTCCATTGGATTGTTTTAAGCCAATCAACGGCAGTCTGACCGATATTTTTAAGCGCGTTCGGAATAGATGAGCCTAGCGATTTTATACCGCTTCCAATAAACTTTATGATGTTCCCACCCAAGTTAAGCCAATTAAACGCTGTGAATACAGCTACTACCGCTTCTATGATCTGCGGAATGTTCGCTACAAGCGTAGGTATAGCCTGTACAAGTCCCATTGCCAACTCACCTAGCAAAGTTACACCTGTCATAAGCAATTTAGGGGCGTTGTCATTTACGATATTCGCGATATTGGTAACTATTACAGGAATCGTCTGAATAAGCACAGGCAAGCTCTGTATTAATCCCTCTGCAATGGACGTTATCATGGCAAGCCCCGCATCAATTAGCGTGCTTGCGTTGCTTCTGAGGTTGGCGCTCAACTCAACCAAGCCATTCATAAAAGCACTAATCATGGTAGGGAAATTTGCTTGTATGCCCTGTGTAAGTGCTTCCATGATGGTAACCGCTGACTCCGTTAAAGCGTCCAATCCTGACATGATGCCATCAATAAGCCCTGTTATAAGGTTGGGGGCTTCTGCCGCTAGTGACGGAATCGCAGACGTTAGCGACGTGACAAGGATGTTAACGATTTGCAACGCGCTTGCTCCAAGTGTAGGTAGTGCGTTTGCGATGCCCTGCGCAACCGCTCCGAGTAACTGCATACCCGCCTGTATAGCTTGCGGTAAGCCGCTGATGATTGCATTAAGCCCTTGTGTCAAAATACCGGTAAAAGCGTCGATTGCACCGCTCATATCACCCGCTTTTAAGGCTGTCGCCATTTGTGACAAGCCATTTGTACCGATTTGTACAAAGCTCCTTAAATCTGGTGTTAATTTTCCTGCAACAAGCAATTGCACGTTATTAAAGGCTGACTGAATAAGCTGTATATCACCGTTAAGGTTATCGAGCTTTACTTTTGCCATTTCTTCAGCTGCACCCTTTGAGTTTTCAATAGCTTCTTCGAGCTGAGCCCAAGTCGAACCGCCGTTATTTATCTGCTCATTTACGGTATTTACCGCGTTGGCGGCGTCTTCCATCGCCAAACCGTACTTGTCAGCAAGCATCTGCGTTACTTCTTCGGTACTCTTGCCCTGCTCTTCGAGGTTGCTTGCTATGGTTTCGGTGAGGTTTGCCATAGCTTCTTCACCCTTCGCCCAAGGTTCAGATGAGTATTTCTCCCAGTCAACAGAAGAAGCCTGTAAAGCATAAGTCATCTTATCAAAGCCGTCTGTCGCTTGCGCTAACATGGCGTTGACACCTTTTAGATCAACTTTGTTAAAGATATTTTTCAGAACATTTTGCCGCTCTTTGGTGCTCATGCCGTCAAGCCCTGCCGCCAAGTCCTTAAAGGTATCTTTTAGCGGTCGCATGTTGCCTTCTGCGTCATAAGCATTCAAGCCGACTTTATCCATAGCTTCGGCGGCGGCGTTAGAACGTGGGATAAGTGAAAGAAGTACGTTTCTTAAAAGCGTACCGCCCTCCGCGCCTTTAATACCTGCATTAGCAAGCACACCCAAAGATGCTGTTAATTCTGTCGTACCGCCTGCCATGTCTTTAGCAGTACCGCCGACTGTCAGTATTGCTTCTCCGAGCTGTGCAACCGAAGTATTAGAATATGACGAAGCTTTAGCCATCTCATCAACAAGTTTAGTTGTTTCTTCTGTACTCAGCCCTAACGCAGATTGTGCATCTGTAACCATGTCAGACGCCGCCGCGAGTTCTATGTTGCCCGCTGATGCAAGATTCAAGACATTCGGTAGCATATCCATAGAGGTCTGAACATCATAGCCCGCTAACGCCATATAATTAAGAGCCTCAGCCGCTTCGGTTGAACTGTACTTAGTTTCCGCACCCATCTTCATTGCAAAATCGGTGAGAGCTTCCATAGAATCAGTCGTCTGACCGTTATACTCGACCATCTGATGTGCTTTGTCGCCCATTGTAGCGGCGACCTCAGACATGGCGGTATCAAATTCTGCACCCGCTTTAACGGATGAAGCGGCAAAACCTACAACGGCAGTTGTTGCACCTGCTAACGCCGCACCTGCTAATTTAGCCGCACTTCCTAGCCCTTTACCAATTATACCCCCTGCGGAATTTGCTGAGCCTTGCGCCTTTTTTAAGCCGCTTTCGTAAGCGCTTGAATCAAGGCTTAAAGATGCCATCAATTCAAATACGTTCAAGGTTTTTCACCTCCTAACTTTTTTAGCTTGTCCTTTAAGTTCAAAACAATTTCATTTGCGTCCTTTTGATTTTCAATTTCTTCTTTTTTGCTTGTTTCCTTGTCATAAGCCAAATCGTAAAATCTAAGATTTATTGTTAAATCACCCTCTTTATTGGCTGTGTTTCGGGTGAGGCATCGAAGCGAATCCGTTACATATGTTCTATATTCCTTTTCCTCTTTTCGACTAAGAAAAAAAGCCACATAATTATCAATTATGTAGCTTTTCCCTAGAATATTAAGCATATCCACGTTTATTCTGTTTAAGCTCTGCTCGTAGGTGTACGGCTCTGCATCGACGCCAGCAAGCCAAAAAAACGCAAAATAGCAGGCGTTTCAAAAACGTCCATCACAGAATCAAGATACTCCACGATGCTGTGATCGTTGACGTTCTCAGGCTCAACAAAGCAAAGAAGAGCGAGCACAGAAAGCGTTTCATCAGGATACTTCTCAAAAGCCATATCAAAGATTTCTGACAGGTTCTTGATAGCCTGTTCTTTCTGCAACTGCGCATTTTTGAGCAGGATTTCTTTTCTTTCCTCTGCTGTCGCAGTAATCGGGATAGTGATATATTCGGGCTGACGCGAGCGAATATTCACAAGGTCAATATCTTTGAGCCATTTACTAGCTATCTTCTTTATGCGGACAGACTGCTTGATAAACTCCCCCGGTGTACAATTTGTAAGATTCTTCATTTATCAATTCCCCTCATTTCCGTTTGTTGGTGTTTCGCTTGCAGGTGGGTCAATGGAATAAAATACCATCGGTACATCATGCTGCGCGTTCATTGATACATGTCCTGTCAATTCAAGTGTAGTCTGTCCCTTTCCGTTCTTGCTTGTCTGAAGCTCGAAGCCGCTTGTTGAAAGTGCGTTCTTAAGCTGAATAGCAACACAGCCGCCATCTGCTCTATCTCCAACCCACCACAGGTCGCTGAAATCAGTTTGCTTAAGCTCCGCGCGTGGAACTATTTTACTTGTTGCCGCTTCTATGTCTGCACAGCCAAGAGCCAACTTGATAAGTTCGGGCGATGTGCCGAGTGAAGTTGTGGAAATTTTGCATTCCCAAGAATCAAGGTGCTTAAGCTCTTTCATGTTTACAGGCACATTATCGACATCTTCACCCATATCCGAGAATGTAGGTTTGCAGCTCGGCTTTATGCCGCCTGTTGTTGCGCAAATAATATCTTCGTCTGCGGGTTCTGCCGGATTAGCAGGATTAAAAGTTTTAAGCAGGACACCTGCGTCCATCTGCAACGCCTTAAAAGTGTCCTGCGGAATAACTGTAAATCTTCCCATTTTTTTCTCCTTATATAGCTGTCAAAAACTCAACTTGTATATTTATATATATACGCTTAATGGAATCATCTTCGTCCGCTAAGCGCATTGAAAAGGGCGTTCCCCTTGTAATGTAGGCATAACCGCCTTTGCATTTCAAAGTCAGACTTCCGTAAGAAATTTTTTTTTCGATTTCATGCTGTAGGTTGGTGACAGTCGCCCATGAGGATGATCTATCCCAGATACTCGCATGTAAGCTCACAACATGATCTATATTGTCTGTTTGAACCTCATAAGTAATGTATGGAAAAGCGTTTTTTTTGGCGTCAGGGACGCTGTTTTCGTCATAAGCAGGAACGCCAAAACTGCTCCAAAAACTATGCAAAACCTGTTCTTTATCCATTCGGCAACGTCCATTCTTCCGCGCTTACCTGACGGATATTAAGAGCTGCACTATTCGGGGTTGCTTTGTCGTCACCGTCAGAAGTCACACGAAAAATTTTACCGTCCCTGACCCTGCGGAAAACATCGTGGAACTGTAGATTTATATTTTTTGGTGTGCTAACAGTATATAGTGCAGTAACCCCCTGAGCCTGAGCGATGCGAGCTTGCATGGAGACGTCAAGGATTACCGCCGCCTTAAATGTAGCTCCATCAGTCCACGCAGAATTAAAACCGCCGTACCCATCGGGAACTGTGGTTTTATCAATCATTGTGCATTCTTCCATTCTCTCTTCAAGTAAGCTCATAGGATTTTCCTCCACTTGTTAAGACGACCGCGAAATACTTCCCGCCATGTAACCGCCGCGCCATCAGATGCACCTTTTGAATAGCTGTAGCCGCCGAAGCTCTCAGAACTGTAAGGGCTTTGTGCAGGGCTGTCTATCGCGCCATATTTCGCATTCCACGCCTCTATCTCATCTACTAAGCGCAAGAAATCTTTAGGCGGCGACATAAGCCACACAGCACCCTTAAACTCTTCCTCTTTTAGCGCTGACGCACTCCACTGACCATCGACGATATACACATCATCGTTGAAGTTGCTCCCAATAACGCGGAAATACTGATTTTCGGGCAACTCCATGACTGCTCCATCGTCACCCGACATAACAAAAATCGAGCCTCTATCAGTTATATCGAAGTGTCCAATCACCTTTTTTGTGCAAAAATAATTTTTAATTTCTGCGCAGACCTCTGCAAGCATCATTTTCATTAATCCTCTTTTTTCTTTGCCTTGGTCTTTGGCTTTTTCTCTGCCACCTTGTCAGGCTCAACCGCATCAGGCTTTTTCTCTGCCTTAATTGGCTCAATGAAAATCCCATGTCTGCGGTTGTTTCCGCTCATAAGCTCATTAATGCGCTTGATTGTGGGCTTATAGCCCTCACGAGGGTAAATATCGCCCTCGTGATAGATATAGCACTTATCTTCAAGGTCGTAGAAAAAAGCTAAAACCTTAAATTTATCATCCATCAATTACACCCCTGACACTGTGATTACAGCGATTCCGTCGATATGCTCAGCCCACAGGCGCATACCAAGAAGCGCGAAACACTCGCCAACTGCATGTGTGTAGTCGCCCTGAGCATGGAATCCGATAAGATTTGTCTCGCCGTCTGTTGTGTACTGCAAGCCAAGCTTTGCATAATCGCTGTTGCTTGGGTTCACGTAATACAGATCAATGTTTTCAACAGGAAGAGCGATCACAGTATTTCTTGGGATGTCAGGTTCTGAAAGAAGAAATACTGTCGAATAGCCCATAAAGTCCTTGACGTACTGGAAGCCAAACGCTGTCTGAATTGTGATATCAGCCGCTCCGAGGTACTGATAAACGTCGAGCACATTTACGAAGCCTACTATGTTGGTTACTGTGAGGTTCATCTTGTTAAATTTATCAATAACCTTACCCTTTGCCATAGCGAGAGCCATCTGAAACGTTGCCTCTGTGCCTGTAAGTGTTCCTGTCTTGAGGAAAGTGTAGAATCTTCCGAGTACGTTCTTCTGCAACTCATTAAGGAACGCATCATCTGTCTTTTCGACTGCTACAGCTGCGCCGTACTTGGTTACTGCCTCAATTGAGGTAGCCTTTGCGTACTTCTCAACTGTGATATCCTCATAAGACACAGGATCTATCTCAAACTCTGTATAAGGGATTTCATCACCCTCACCAACAGATGCACCGCCCTGTAACGCCTCGCTTTTCATCGTTGTCTCATAAGAAACAAGCTTTGTTCCCGGTGCTTTTTCGATAAGTCTCATAATTCCGAGGATAGTTCTGAGAGTGTCCCAGTTCTTCGCGAATCTTGTAACAAAATCAACCTCTCTTGCAGTTACGTTAATATCTGCCGCGGTTGTAAGTCCTGCTTTTGCTGGCATATAAATAATCT